AGTCTTTAATAATTTCTATTAACTCCTTGTTGCCACCTTGGGGTAGTATATGATCGTTCTCCCCATTCTCCTGTTCAACATGATCCAACAAAACTTTTGCCCTCTTCATGTAGTAGAGAGCATTGTCATGCGATAACTTTGCCATTAGGATTTATTGATTAGCTTACCAATCTCGGCCCAAGTCTTTTCAGCTCTGACAATAAAGTCATCGCCCTCTTCAACGACTGGTATTTCTTCTGGTAATCCATATCTGTTTTTGGCAACCGCAGCAGGTGATTCAGTCGTAACTAAAACTCTGCCTGACTGAACAGTTTTGCTTGTTAATCCTTTATTACCCTGAACCTTAACAGTTCCTTTTTTGTAATTAAGGAACAAGCACATATCACTAGCTTCAAGAACCAAAGCTGATGCGTGTTTATTAAGTTTTAGTTCATGGCGATCATAACTTTCAGTAGATGGATCATGGAATGTTTTAATCTGATTGTGTGCAATCAAACATATTCTCATGCTGTGTTCATTTCTTAATCTATTCACCAGGTCAAGAAACTCTCTCCAATACTTAACCGCCTCTACATAACCACGACCATAACCAAACGACTCAATAGATTTTTGATTATGCGCTTCACAAGTTTTAGCAAAAATAATTGGTTCTAACCAATCAAGACTGTCTACAACCAATGATGAATATGGTAACTCTTTCTCATCAACCAATGATTTAAGATAACCAATAAAAGTATCGTAATCTTTCGCTAATGGAAAGTGAGCTATGTCTCGGTTCTTAGTTAGGATTCCAAGACCTTCTTCAGTTTGCAAAACTATTGGATCTTTAGAGCCAACAGCAAGTGTAGTTTTACCAAGACCTGATGGGCCATAGATAATTACAATGCTTGGTTTCGCTTTCGCTTTCTTTTGTATTGCAGCTAGACTCATTTTTTCACCTCGTCAGCTCCATGTATCTTTACTGGCTTTTTGTAAGGCGGTAGTTCTGCCTCAATTTTCTCTAACGTATTGCTAATGTTCTTACGAACAGATTGCATATGATGCAAAACTTTAGTTGCCTCGTTAAATGTTGGAGTAAGTTCTTGCTCGGCTTTTAAATCCTGTTGGATTTCTTCCACCAAAGGCTGAACCCTATCATTTAGATCTTTCTCAAAGACCTCTCTGTTGTTTCCGTCATTGTCAGTAAATGACAATAACGCTTTCTCTTCTTCTTTCATTGTTTAACCTCCAGGTTATTTTGAAATGTTACACAGTCAGGTTTGTAAGCACAAAACCGACACCAATCTCCAGCGTTATAGGTTGGACTCTCACCCAATGCTTCCTCACACGCTGGCTTTAAGATATTAAAACCCCAATCTACTAGATCGACAGCTTGAATATCAAAACTTCTAATAGGCCCATCTTTATGAAAAGATTTTTTGCTTGGTTGGATAATCGTCATTTCTATGACTGTATTTTCATTTCCCCACCGAGCTAGTGCGCCCAAACTATATGTCATCAATTGTTCGTTAAAATTTACATCAACTGGAAAGTTACCAGACTTTAGATCAGCAACTACCATGCGATTGCCTTCACCTAAAATAACTGCATCACTTGTACCCCAACAGTCATCGCTGATTTCATTCATGTAGAGCTTCTCTTCTATTAAGAGTTTGCCATTAAGTTCTTCGGTTCTTTGCCTGATATAGTTGACGTAAGTTTCAGCTATCATAATTTCTTCTAAACCTATCTCTATGGCAAAACCTTCTAGCTCTACTGTTTTGCCTAACCAATAATCAGAAAGAGTAATATTATCTAACCTGTCCTTTAGTAATTGCTCACACATCTCATGGATTGCAGTACCTCTTGCAGCAGGTAAAGATGATGTATTAGGTGCTTCAGCATTAGGTATCGCTGAACCTGGACATCTAATAACTCTGCTTATACTACTCGGTGCTAACTTCGCGTGTGCCAATGTTGTACTCCTCTCTCATTATTGCAGCCCATAGTTCCGTTGACATAACCGATGCTATGTTGAAATCTTCTATGGGAAATAAATTGTTTTTATGTGCGTAGACATCTGGTATGGCTACTTTCCAATCTGACCTGTCAGCTCTAAACCAAAGACAAGGTAACAGATTAACTTTAAGTGCTTGTTTAACTGATTGATCCCACCAGTTTTTTAGATCCGCTTGTGATACTGCTTTACGTCTTTTAACTTCTATTGCGTAACCAGGACAACCAAGTAAATCATGTCCACCGCCAAACGATTGACTGTAATTAACTTCCAATTTGATTCCCAACAGTTGTTCTATTTGCTGTATGCACTCAAGCTCTCCTCTTCGGCCTTTCGACCTTGCATTAACCAATTAACTTGCGACTGGTTCGATAACTGATTTATTTTCTTCCTGCTCTATGACCTGAAGATCATAAAGAACTTTGCCACCCATTTTAGAATAGGTTGGGCCTTTGCCTTGCGCCCGATAATTTGCCAATGTTCTTGGAGACTTTCTCCATCTCTCTGCTAACTCTTCTTGTGTTAGCCAAACTTTATTATTCATAAATTTTACTCATTGTTCACGATTGTGTTATTCTAACCCATGCTTTTTTAATAAAGCAAGTGAACGAGAAGAATATTGTGAATTTAATTTAGAAATTTTCTTTGTAAAAAGATTCACGAAATTTTACATTTAATATTTAAAGATAATTAAGGAGCAAGAATGTCTATAGATAACGCAACAAAAGAAGAATGGGATGCTGCAATGAAAGGGGAAAAAGATATGGTTAATAAACCAGCACACTATCAGGGTGCAATAGAATGTATCGACTTAATAAAAGATCGCGTTGGTGCAAATAATTTTCCATCTTACTTAGAAGGCAACATTTGGAAATACTTTTATCGTTACAAAGACAAAGAAGAAAATATCCAGGACTTAGAGAAAGCCGCTTGGTATCTCAACAAATTAATTGAGCATTATAAAGAACTGTAAAAAATAATATGAAACACGAAGAAATAATGAGATTCGCCCTGGTTGGCTTAATTTGTAGCATTATTGTACTGATAAGCCTGTAGATCGTTTCTAAGACTATCTTTTTTTGGTTAATAGTAAACCTTAGACCAAGCCAACAAAATGTCTCTGTCGGCTTCCTGTGAATCCATTTTTGTCTAAAACCAGTAAAAATTAGCCATTCATAATAATTTTCTGAATATGGTCGCCAATCTTCTGTGCGTTCTCAACTGACACCTTTTCATGGATATGTGCATAGCGTTGAGTCGCTGCAATATCTCTATGGCCCAACAAGTTACCGACCATACTTAGGTTCATATCTAAACCAATACCAAAAGATGCGTAGCTATGTCGAAGATCATGCAACCTTAAATCTGGTGCGTTGATTTGTTTTCTGATTCCATGCCAAAGCTTTCTCGGACTATTGATCCCAACTATCGTGCCACTTGTTCTTGGCAAAGCATTGATAATGTTCATGGCTTGTTTAGATAAATAGATAACTCTGTCATCACCATACCGCATCGTCTTATGGTTTTTTAATGTTAGCTTGTTATCTTGTAAGTCTGACCACCTGGCCCCAGCTACCTCGCCACACCTTGCACCTGTTAGTATTAACAACCAAATAAATGAAACTGAGTTCGCTAGTTCTGGTATTTGCGATTTAGAGTTTAATATTTTAACCACACCATTCAGCTCCTCTTCGGTTAGATAGCGTTTGCGTTTAGCCTCTGGGTTTTTTTCTATTCCGTCTATTGGGTGGTCTTTAATCTTGGCATGACGATAAGTTGCTTTTAATACTTCCAGGCATTTGTTAGCTGCTATTGGCGCACGTTGAGTTACCTTGTCATGTAGTGTTTGTATATCGCTGTCAGAAATTTCATCTAAATGTTTATGACCAAACTGTTTCTTAATATCCTTTTCATAAATTGAGGTATATTGCTTTGCACTCTTTGATCCTTTGTTGGTTAGTTTTTGCACATAGTTAGCAAACGCCTCATCTAATGTGAGCTTGTTCTTCTTATCCATTGGATCTATTCCAGTAGCTACTAGGCCCAAGTTTTTTTGTGCTAGGTTTCTTGCTACTTTAATAGGTAAGTCCAAAGATCCTAACTTCATACTCCTGCGCTTACCATTGATTCTGTAGTAAACGTAATAACCAGTTGGATATATTTTAAGTGCTTGTATCTGCGTGTCGTTCTTGTATTTCATCTTTTACTCCTCGTTTTAGATGTCTAATGTCGTAATTCTCTGAAGCATTACGCAAGTTAATTATTTTTTTCTCTGTGTCAGAGAAAGTTCCCCAATCCCTTATTTCGGTTTGTGTTCTTCCACACCCTTTACAGCGATCATCACCCCATTGGGTAACTGAACAAATACCGATACAAGGACTGTCTGCCACACTTACGCATCTACCTAGAGTTTTAGATAGATCTGTAAATGTTCCAGTTTCAGTTTTCATTTGTCATACATTTGACAACACCTATGTGTTGTTTGTGTATTTATAGTATGAATAATGAATCAAGTATGACACTTTTGCAAGTGTTTACCTTAATTAATGATGTATAGTGATTTGTAGTGATGTGTATTTATATTGGTGTAAACGAGATGCTCTACCAACTGAGCTAAACACCCAAACGGCTGTTTTAAGCCAAAAACTAGCCTATTGCAACCAATGAATCATCTTTGTATGACACCATATTTGTCATACAGTTGCCGTTTTTATTTCTCCCATTGCAGTTTCAAAACTGTCCAATGAGCAAAGATTCTTCATAATTTGATCCGATATAGTAGTTTGAGTTTTAGCGCAAGAAAAAGGATGGAAGCAGATAGTTTGATGTTCTAAAGAAACCAAAGCATAGATGTCTATGTTGCCTTTATTATAGTTTCTATTTTTTGTATGAGATCCTCTACGGAAATCAAAACGCCAACCACCATCATGTGTTCCTATTTTGCTTTTTGTTTTGACCTGGCATTTATAAATCTTATCTTCCCACTCAAACAATATGTCTGCATGAGAACCATGAGGTATAACTGAAACTGTATCGGATATAAGAGAGAGAACTGAGGCGGTCAAGAATTCGCCACTACGACCAATCCTTTCCGTTTTTCTGGACATGGTTTATTTGAATAGAGAGTTAAATGCCTCTAATGTTTGATTGTTTGGATTTGCTTCTTGTTCTAATATTCCAACCTGTCGAGTCATTGGAATTTTTGTCATTGTGCGACCAGCCAAGTGTGAAAGTTCTCCAACCAATCTTGGTGATGTTGATCCCAGTAAACCCATATAGTAAGGATTCCCAGCTAATACACTAACCCCCCCAGCAAGCATGGCATCTCTAGTAAAATTACTACCCTGTAATCCTCTTGGCATCATACTATTAAAACTTTGACCAGCTAATCTTTCTAATATATTTGTATCACCAGCAGCATCTAATAATTTTAAATTTTCTAATCTGTTTCCAAAATTGGTGTTTACATTGTTTCTCATAGTAGACAGCAATTTTCTTAACGCCGTATCTGCTGACGCTTTATTACCAAGACTTAATGATTGTCTAATTTCTTTTTCAAGAGTTATAGCTTCTTCATACGCTTTCATTGTTTTTGCGTACTCAGGAGATGCTTCTTTTATTATTTTATTAACAGAATTTCTAGCTTCTGAAACTATAGATGCTCCCTTGCCAGAAGTTTTTCCAAAAGTATCTCCTTCAGGCATTAAATTATCTATTTTCTTTTTAAGAGCATCTAACCCTTCTACTGTATGAAAATTTTTATTATTCTTCCAAATTTCAACTGCTTCTTTTATTTCTTTTAATTTATTTAAACCAGCTTTGTCTAAAGTTGTTTGTCCTTTAAATTCAAAACTTTTTTCTATTTTATTTATTTCATCTACAACAGGAGAAAAATCAACTTTTTGATTAGCAGCCTTAATTCCATCCATGCTGTCTAAATATTCTTTTTTTCTTGCATCTGCCTTACCTTTAAGAGCTTTTCTAGCCTCTTTTACAACAACCTCTGCATTTTCTTTGCCTCGCATATTTTCTCTAAATACTTTACCTTGATCGCCACCAACCTGACCTGCTGCATATGCTACATTTACTGCTGTCTTACCAGCTCCAGTTGTAGTTCCTAAAACTGGTGCTACTAATTTTCCTGCAAGATGAGATCCGCCAACTATAGGATCTATATTTTGACCAACAGTTTTAACTTTTTGTGCTGTTTTGCTTAAAGGGCCAACCTTACCTGCAATACTAGCTCCCCCTGTAAGTAATACTGAAGCATCGCCTAAAAAACCAGCAGGATCACTTGCAATGGTTTTTTTAAGATTTTCTATGCCACCATATCTATTAGCAAAATAAGCTCCTACCGCTTTTGCTGTGCCTTCATTTGCTTGTTCTCCAGGTATAGCTAATTGAATAATTCCCAAACCAAGCTGGCTTAATGATTGTGCAGTTCCTATTGGATCAAGCAAAGGAGTAATAACATCTTTACCATATTGCAATGTGCTAGGAATAAAATTTGAAACAGCTTGACTTGCCACATCTCCAACAGATAATGTTTGTGGAGCTGTGGTTGTTATGTTTTCTAGTTCAATATCTGTAATTTCTCTAACTGGCATATTTATTATTCAACAATATATTTTTTACCAGTTGTAGGATCTTCGTAATAAACAACACCATTTGTGTTTGTTTTTTTAACGCTGCCTGGAGGCACTCCGTCTGGTAAAAGGCTAAATTTATTTTCTATAGATGATTTATCAACAGGAGATTTTTTGTTATAACCAGAAAAGTTTCCTGTATCTATTTCATTGTTATAAGATTTAACCCCTATATTATAATCAAGAGATTTAATATAATACATTTCTTTTAATTGTTCGGCTACAATTTCTGGGTTTTGCAAAGCAGTTACATCTCCACCTAATCCCTCAATAACCCTCCAAGCATCTTTCTCAGTCATAACACCACCACCAACAGTATCTATTCTGTTAGCTCCTATTAATCTTTGTAGCTGACCACTTGCAACACCTCTTGCTAATTCTTCATAAGTAAGATTACTTGTATCAAGTAGCGTTTTATACCATTGAGAAATTTGATCGCCCAATCTTTGTAAACCTATATTACTGTCTTTAACATTAGACCAATATCTCTCTAGTTGTTCAAATGATTTTTCGGTTGTTAATAATTCTTTATTTAACTTATCAAAATTTGGTTTATCAAGATTATATCTATAACCTTCAGCAGAAGTTGTTGTGCTAACCTCATCAGAATCATAAAAACTGTAAAACTCATCTGTTGTTAATCTAGTTTTAACTTCTCCATTTGGAAGTGTTACAGGAGGCCCATCAAAATATCTTTCACCTCCAATAAACATAGTTTGATATACTCCATCTGGAGTATCATATAAACCACCCTGTCTTGTATAAACTGTTCCTTTACTAACCTCATCTATTCCTGATGCGTTCATTAATGCGTTTGCTATTGTGGGATTAGAAATATTAAATGGTCTTGACTCATTTGGTTTTAAAATTATATTACCAATCTTTATATCTTCTTTTGTTACGTTTTTATAAGTTTTAAGATCTGGTTTATATGCTTGTCCTCTATTACTTGCAAACGCACTAATAACTCCTTTTGGCCCAGCAAGTGTATACATAGTTTTATAAGGTGCGCCTTCAGGAGTTGCTAAAAATGCTTCTATCTTTGCTTTTTCTTCAGCCTCTTTCTGTTTTTGTTCTGTTAATAATTTTCTTTGAGCAATTCTGTCAGAGAAAATTTTAGCAGCACCTACATTGCCTGATTTATTTGCATTAATCATTCGCATCGTATCAGCAAATTGTTGCAACTTCATACTTTGGTCTGCTCTTTTTCTTTGCTGTTGTTCTTCATTAATCTTGTTTTGATTGTTTTGATTAATAGCTTGTTGAACTTGAGCTTGATCGATGTTGAACAAACTTGGAGTGCTGTCGTATGTTATAGGCATAGACGCTGTACCTGGAACTGTAGATTGAAATAAGTTTGGGATATTATTTATTGCCATTTTTTATGTGCTATTTTTTGGGAAAAACCCGCTAACAGTATCGTATATATCTGCTGCATCGCCAATTCTACCAAGCATACCTTGTTTATTGGATGTAGATTGAGTTTCACCTGGAGTCATACCAAAGACAGCTCCTTGCAATAAACCAAGTTGTTGAGGGCCATAACCTAATGCTCGTAAGAACTCGTTGTAACCAGCATCCATTCCTGCTTGTTGCAGACCTTGTTGCTGAGTTCCAATACCAGATAGTAAACCAAGGTTTCTGTATTGATCGCCTAGTAATCCTGATTGTATGCCACTTCTAAAGTTTCTGTCTTGCATGGCTGCGTTAAGAGAATTGTTATAACCAGACTGTCTAAGATTGCTTGATGTTCTAGCTGCTGCATCGGCAAAGTTTCTGTTGGTTTCAGCTTCTAATAAACCAGAACGAGATCCACCAAAAGCACCAGCACCGATTGCTCGGTCTTGATCGCTTTGTAATCTTATTTGTCTTGCTCTATCTAAATCATTTAATGATTGGTCAATAACTTGTGTGTTGTAAGGATTTTGAAATGATTGAATGTTTAAGGGTTGTGTACCCATGTCAGATAATAACCCTCTTGGGTTATAAGACATAGAATCTTGAAACGAACTTCTTGTTGAATCAAATGTTTGTAGTTGATCTGGATTAAATCCTGCTACTCTTGCACCCGTATAAGGTACAAAAGGCTGACCAGCTATGCCCTTGGCTCTATTATATAAATCATCGTATCTAACCTGTGTTGCTGGATCAATGGTATTTTGTACTGTTTGTTTATCGCCACCACCTTTGGTTGCGCCATATAAACTTACTGCTGCTGGTATAATTGTTTCTAAACCCATAATTATAATTCCTTCTTGACCATATATTCTTGTTTAAAGCCAAGATGTTGTAGTTTTCTTAGCCAACCCTTACGACCACCGCCTGTAAGGTACTTGCACTCATGTTCTTTTGCAAATAGCTCTATGCTTTTAAGCATTTCTTCTAGCTCGTTGTAGTCTCCGCCACATAGAAATAAGTTTAAAACTCTATATCTAGGAAATTCACCAAAGCTAGATACATAAAAAGCATCTTTACCAGACCAAATGTGAAAAAGTCCTTGTCTGATTTTTTCTTTAATATCACTTAGATTATACCTATCTTGATACTTTAATGCACTAATAATGTGTGGCTCAAGCCTATCAAACTCTACTTCCCAGGTTTCTAGTTCCTTTTTAATTGGCGTAACTTTATTAATCGCCTTTTCCATACTCAACAATACTTGCAACTGCATATATTCTATTTGCATCGGCTGCTGTTATTTTTAATATTTCACCAGCAGTTAAAATTAAATTTCTATTTAGTAGCTCATGCGTTGTATCTGCAGCCATAACAAAACCATCATACAAAGAAAACACATTAGATGATGTATCTGTAAGGGTAAGATTTATGGTTGTTTGCGAGGCATTATTGTTACAAGCAATAATTGATTCAATAACAGCAAAGTCAAAATCACCGCCTGTGGGTGCTGTGTAAAATGTGGTTACTCCTGTGCTTGTTAAATAAACTTTAGAGTTAGTTGCTCTTTGTATGTATTGATCTTTAGAGGCTAGGTGCATTATCTTCTACCTCTATTGCGTACATCTAATCTAATCTTTCCTACTTGAAAATCTTGTGTGGTACTGCCTGTAACTGTCAACGAGACTTGTCTTGCAGTAAACCTCGCATCTGTGTAGCCATCACTTTCAAAAGTAAATGATCCAAAGTCCGTTTCAGGGCCTAGTGGAGTAAATTTACCTTTGAAACTAAGGGTAACACCTGGAAGTGTATTAGC